TTACTCTCTACAGAGTATCAAGAGAAGGCATCTGTGCTAGGTTATGTACCACTCAGAGGTGACATCCTTGAGAAGTCCCGTGCTGCTGTCGAAAGGATATCTAAATAATTATACTAACAATTTTATAATGACTACCCCAACTTTAACAGACTTAATTTATATTAAGAGAAATTTCTTAAGTCCTGAGCATTGCAAATATATCATTAATGAGTTTGAGACAAGTCCAAACCCACCTCAACAAGAACATTGTCCTCAAGCTTTTAGTGGTGTAGATACATACTCTACATTTTCAGTTAAAGATTCTCAATATAGAAGTGCTAGTTTCTATATGATACATGAGACTATTGAACAGACCATTAATGATTATTGGGATTACACTGATACCTTTGGTGCTTTTCATGTTGCTAGAAGGGGTAGTATGTTATTCCCTCATAGGTATCGTCTTATGAAATATGAAAAGGGATCTTGGATACATCCTCATGTAGATCATGATATTGGTATCTATGGTAGTTGTACTATAAATTTAAATACTGACTATAAAGGTGGTACATTTGCCTTTTGGGGAGGACTTCATAAAGTTGAGTTAGGGTTGGGTGATGTGATGATTTGGCCAGCAGATTATTTCTGGGTGCATGAAGTAGAGGAAATAACTGAAGGTACTAGGTATTCTGCAAATTGTTTTTTATGTAGAGAACCAATGCATTTACCAGAAGAGTGTAGATATAATATCAGAGGATGTGAGCCTGCTTTTACATGAGTGCAATTCATTTAAAGCAAGAGTTTAAATACTGTGAAGGTATACCTTGGGATGATGTTGTAGATAAAATTGATAATGAATACAAAGAAGGAACATTATCCTTCTTTTCTTTTCATCAGTTACATAAAGGTCCGACTCAAGAAGGTGATGACATCTATGGATTTATGGATGGATATTTACCAAATAATGAGAAGGTGAGTCCACCAACATTCGGATTACATAATGAGTATCATCCAAATAGAATAGGTGATGTTGCAGAGATGGTTAGACAACGATGGCCTGCTAAAGAGATGCAAGTGTTTGCTTCTCTGGGTGGTGGAGGAGCAACCTATGGTAAGCACAAAGACCCTATGAATGTCTTACTTGTTCAGTCTGTTGGTATTATGAGGTATGATGTTGAAGGGATTGGTATGATAGATGTTAAACCTGGTGATGGTATATACATTCCAAAAGAAACATACCATTGCCCTTATGTTATTGAACCAAGGATAACCTTGAGCTTTGATATATAGTGTACAACAAAAGAGACCTGAAGGGTCTCTTTTTATATGGAGATTTAAATGAATGTTTATTTAAATTTGAAGCAAACTAATTATGGTGGTGAATCAGATCTCTTGACACTTGATGTGCCTTCGAGTTATACTGAGGAACTATTACGATATGTTAGACCTATTGCTGAAGAAAAAAATGTACCTGAGTCTCGAATACTTAAGGACATTATAAAAGAATCAATTAACGAAATCCAGAGGAGAAACTATGAGCGTAAGAGTCGTAAGAATGCGAAACGGTGAAGACGTAGTAGCCGATTTGTATGAAGTGACATCTAAGGAAGACACTGAGAAGCCAATAGCATTTCAGTTACGTCATCCTTACAATCTGTATCTAACAGATCCAGCACCTACAGGTGATGGACAAATAAGAAAACTATCTTCACCAGAGATTAGTTTTCAACCCTGGGCACCATTTTCAAAAGACCATACTATCATGCTTAAACTTGATGAAGTGGTGAGTGCTTATGAAACCTTTCAAGAGGTTATTGACAAATACAACGAACTAGTGGAGGCAGTGACAAATGGAGGAGGAAATGATGCAGCAGGTATTGAAAGTAATACTGCTGAAACAGAGACAGGAGTACCTGTTGGGGAAGGTGACGGAGCTGGATGAGGAACCTACTATCCTTATAGAAAGATGTTATGAGGTTATCTCTGAGGAAGAGATTGTACCTTTCCCATCATTTACAGCACAACGTGATGTCTTCTTGACATCTGATGCGATTATGAGTATACTAGACCCAAGTCCAAAATTGATTGAATTGTACGATAGTAAATGAGTCAGTTCTACACTAACATTCAGTTAGCTGGTGACACTATTCTTTATAGGGGATATCAGGATGGGACTCCAGTACAATTCCGTACTAAGTTTTCTCCTACTTTATATGTCCCTTCTAAAAAGAATGAGAGATATAAGACGCTCGATGGTAGATCAGTTGCTCCTATGGAGTTCCTAACTGCTAGAGATGCTAGAGAATTTATTAAAAAGTATGATGGTGTAGAGAATTTTGAAGTGCATGGTTATGAACGTTTTGTATATCAGTATATAAGACGTGAATTTCCTAATGATATTGATTACAATATCAATCAGATGAAAATCTTTGCGTTGGATATTGAGGTTCAATGTGAAAATGGTTTCCCTGATGTAGAGGCTGCAGCAGAAGAAATGCTTTCGATTACCATTAAGGATATGGTATCGAAAGAATTTTTTGTATGGTCAGTTAGAGAGTTTGAAGTACCTGATGGTGTTAAAGCATTTGTTTATGACACTGAAAGAGATATGCTCACTCATTTTATTAGGTGGTGGGTAGAGAATACACCAGATATACTTACAGGATGGAACGTTAACCTATATGACGTACCTTATATCGCACGTAGGGTGAATAGGATATTGGGTGAGAAGTGGATGAAGTCATTATCACCTTGGAACAGAGCAAACGAAAGAGAAGTTTATGTACAAGGACGTAAAAATTATGCTTACGATGTGTCTGGTATCAACATTCTTGACTATCTTGACCTTTACCGTAAGTTTACTTATACTAACCAGGAATCATACAGACTCGATCACATCGCTTTTGTGGAACTAGGTCAACGTAAGGTAGACCATAGTGAGTATGATAATTTTAAAGATTTTTATACTAGAGATTGGCAGAAGTTTATTGAGTATAACATCCAAGACGTTGAGTTGATTGACAGATTGGAAGATAAGATGAAGTTGCTTGAACTTGCTATAACTATGAGTTATGATGCTAAGGCAAACTTCGAGGATGTATATTCTCAGGTACGTATGTGGGATACTATTATCTACAATTACTTGAGTGATAAGAACATCGTTGTCCCACCCCGAAAGGGATCTAAAAAAGACGAAAAATACGCAGGTGCTTATGTCAAGGAACCGATTCCAGGAAAGTATGATTGGGTTGTCAGTTTTGACCTCAATAGTCTGTATCCTCATCTTATTATGCAGTACAACATCTCACCAGAAACCCTCTGGGAGACTCGACATTCCAGCTCGAGCGTTGAACGGATTCTAAATCAAGAGATTGATTTCTCAGGAGAGTTTGCAGTGTGTGCTAACGGTGCTCAGTATCGTAAGGATATACATGGATTCTTACCAAAGATTATGCAGAAGATCTATGATGAACGTACGATTTATAAGAAGTTGATGCTTAAAGCTAAGAGTGAGTATGAAAAGAAACCAAGTGAAAAATTAAAGAAGGATATTAGTAAGTACAATAACATTCAGATGGCACGTAAGATTCAATTGAACTCTGCCTATGGTGCTATTGGTAATCAATACTTCAGATATTATAACCTAGCGAATGCAGAGGCAATTACTCTGTCAGGACAGGTTAGTATTAGATGGATTGAAAACAAAATGAATCAGTATCTTAACACGATACTTAAAACTGAAGGAGAAGATTATGTTATTGCTAGTGATACCGATAGTATCTACCTCAATCTTGGTGATTTGGTTGACGGTGTATACAAGGGGAGAGAGAAAACTGATGAGAGCGTTGTTCGGTTCCTTGACAAGGTGTGTCAAACTAAATTTGAGCCTTTTATTGAGAGTTCTTACCAAGAATTGGCCGAGTACGTTGGAGCGTACGAACAGAAAATGATTATGAAGAGGGAGAACATTGCCAACAAAGGTATATGGACTGCCAAGAAGAGATATATTCTCAACGTATTCAATAGTGAAGGTGTTCAGTATGCTGAACCTAAACTAAAGGTTATGGGTATAGAGTGTGTTAAGTCATCCACACCTGGTGCATGTAGAGATAAGATTAAGGAGTGTTTGAAGGTTATTATGAATGATGGTGAAGAAGCAGCACAAGATTTCATTAAGAATTTTAGGGATGAGTTTGATACATTACCTGTTGAGGACATATCATTCCCTAGAGGATGCAATGGGATAAATAAATGGGCGAATCCATCTAGTATATACAGCAAAGGCACTCCCATACATGTTAGGGGTGCTTTGTTGTTTAATCATTACAACAAGAAAAACAAATTACAACATAAGTATCCTTTAATACAGGATGGTGAAAAGATAAAATTTGTTTATCTTAAGACACCTAATAAATTTGGAGAGAATGTGATATCATATCTACAGACTCTACCGAAGGAGTTTGGCCTTGACAAACAAGTGGACTATGACTTACAATTCGAGAAGAGTTTTCTTGAACCAATTAAAGTCATTATGGATAAGATAGGATGGAAGCCAGAAAAAGTTGCTAACCTTGAATTTCTATTCGGATGACCACATACATTGTTGAATATCAGAAAGCCTTTAGTGCTGGAGAAAATCCTACTGAGAAGGAATTTTTTGATAAAGACGAAGCAGAATGGTTTGAAAGAGCCATGAAGCGTTCAAATTACATTACAAAATTATTTAAGAAAAGTCCATGAGTTTTTTACAGGATGTAGTAAAGGAGATCGGAAATGAATACGCTTCTCTCGTTAGTGATGGTGTTGCTGCTGGTGATACTAGTTCGTTTATCGACACAGGTTCGTACATCTTTAACGGACTTGTCTCAGGAAGTATCTACGGAGGTATTCCAGGGAACAAGATCACAGCTATTGCAGGTGAGTCAAGTACTGGCAAAACATTTTTCTGTCTTGGCGTTGTACAGCATTTCCTCGAATCTAATCCTGATGCTGGCGTTATTTATTTTGAGTCTGAAAGTGCTTTAAGTAAGGAACAGATCGAAGAGAGGGGTATTGATTCATCTCGTATGATGATTGTTCCTGTTACTACTGTACAGGAGTTTAGAACACAGTCTATTAGAATATTAGACAAGTACTTAGAGCAACCAGCAGACAAAAGACAACCTTTAATGTTTGTTCTTGATAGTCTTGGTATGTTATCAACCAGTAAAGAGGTTGAGGACAGTGAAGCAGGTAAAGATACACGTGACATGACTAGAGCACAAGTTGTCAAGTCTATCTTTAGAGTTCTAACTCTTAAATTAGGTAAAGCAAACGTCCCAATGTTGGTTACTAATCATACATATGATGTAGTAGGTGCGTATATTCCTACTAAAGAGATGGGAGGTGGAAGTGGACTCAAATACGCAGCAAGCACAATCATATATCTATCTAAAAAGAAAGAAAAGGATGGTAAGGAGGTTGTGGGAAATATTATTAAATGCAAAACAGCTAAAGCTAGATTAACTAAAGAGAATAATCAAGTGGAGGTAAGGTTGTACTACGACAAAGGTCTGGATAAGCACTACGGTTTATTAGAACTGGGTGAGAAGTATGGACTATGGAAGAATATAGCAGGTAGATATGAGATGAATGGTAAGAAAGTATATGGTAAAGCAATCTTGTCAGATCCAGAGACATATTTTACTCCTGAAATAATGCAAGCATTAGATGAATGTGCTTCTAAGGAATTCAAGTATGGTAACTAATCTTACAGATTATATTAGATGTTATGATGGGTTAGCACCCAAGACTTTTTGTGATGCCATCATTGAATCGTATAGTATTACTAAAGGACAGTACCTTGATAGAGAACAAAGACCCTCTTTCTATGAGTTAAATATATCACAGAGGTATATTGCTAAAGACCCTCAGTGGATGGGTATACAAATGCAATTGACATCTATCTTTACTGATGCTGTCAATCTTTATATTGAAGATTTGGATTGTCTTAATGACTTTCCTTTAAAATATGCCTTTGAAGAGAACCGTTTAAAACTATACGATAACAATGCCTACGACCAGTTTAAAGATCATGTCGATGTTCAGGATTATTCTTCTGCTCGTAGATTTTTGGTGTGTTTCCTCTACCTTAATACAGTTGATCAAGGTGGAGAAACAAATTTCCCTAGACTAGACTATGCAATTAAGCCTGAATGTGGTAGAATATTGATGTTCCCACCAACGTGGCAATACAGACATTCTGGACTTCCTCCTGTGTCTGATAAAAAATACATTATTGGTACTTACCTTCACTACCTATGAATTTAGAAGTTACTATACTAGGTAGTCTGATCTATAATGATGAGTATACTCGTAAGGTACTACCATTTATTAAGTCAGATTACTTTCAAGTTAAGTCTCATAAGATAATATTCTTAGAGATACATGAGTATGTTACTAACTACAATTCATTACCTTCTTTAAATGCATTAGGTATAGAATGTCAAGAACGTACAGATTTGACTGAAGAACAGTTCAAAGAAATTATTGAGGTGTTGAATGATTTATCGAAGGAAGAGCATGACTTGGATTGGATTGTTGACACGACGGAAAAGTGGTGTCAGGAGAGAGCAATCTATCTTTCTCTTATGGAATCAGTTAAGATTGCAGACGGTCAAGATGAGAAGAGAGATAAGGGATCTATTCCACAAATATTAAGTGATGCATTAGGTGTATCATTCGACCAACATGTAGGACATGACTACTTACAGAACTATGAAGAAAGGTTTGACTTCTACCACAAGAAAGAAGAAAAGATTCCATTTGATTTGGAATTTTTTAACCGTATTACAAAGGGAGGGTTACCGAATAAAACTCTCAACATTGCTCTTGCTGGCACAGGGGTTGGAAAGTCTCTTTTCATGTGTCATGTGGCAAGCTCAGTCTTACTCCAAGGTAAAAACGTCCTCTACATCACTCTCGAAATGGCAGAGGAGAAGATTGCGGAGAGGATTGATGCTAATTTACTTAATGTCCCAATACAGAAACTAGCAGAACTTCCTCGAATTATGTTCGAGAATAAGATTAGTAAATTATCTAAGAAGACACAAGGTAAACTTATAATTAAAGAGTATCCTACTGCATCTGCTCACGTAGGACATTTCAAATCATTATTAAATGAGTTAGAACTCAAGAGAAATATTAAACCAGATATTATATTCATTGATTATCTAAACATATGTGCCTCACAAAGGTACAAAGGTTCTATAGTAAATTCTTATACTTATGTCAAAGCAATCGCAGAAGAACTCAGAGGTCTCGCAGTCGAAGCAGGAGTTCCAATCGTTTCTGCTACGCAAACTACCCGTAGTGGGTACGGTAGTAGTGATGTGGACCTTACCGACACCAGTGAATCTTTTGGTCTCCCTGCCACTGCTGACCTTATGTTTGCTCTTATTTCTACCGAAGAGCTCGAAGAACAAAATCAAATAATGGTCAAGCAGTTAAAGAATAGATATTATGACCCTACTTTAAACAAAAGATTTGTTATAGGTATTGACAGATCTAAGATGAGGCTGTATGATGTCGAAGACGCTCAGAAAGACCTAATTGATTCTGGTGCTGAAGAGCAAGTCATTAAAAAAGTACAGGGTAAAAAATCCTTTGCAGAACTAAAGTATGATTGATTTCAAAAAGTACGAACACTTTGTAGATGCTGTCACGTCCGACAGTTCCAAAGACTTTGTTGCACTTGCTGATCGTATGGGTGAGCTTGATAGACAAGGTGCTAACATTGAACGTCTTCTAACTGCTGCTGTTGGTATCAGTGCAGAAGGTGGAGAGTTCACCGAGATAGTAAAGAAGATGGTATTTCAAGGTAAGCCATGGAATGAAGACAATAGGGAGCATCTTATTATAGAATTAGGTGATGTTATGTGGTATGTAGCACAAGCATGTATGGCATTAGAGATTGACTTTGATGATGTTGTCAAAGGTAATGTCAAAAAATTAGAGAAGAGATATCCTGGTGGTAGTTTTAGTATAGATAAGTCAGAGAACCGTGCTACGGGAGATAGGTAATGCATATATTATTGACTCTTATTGGCATAGGACTTATTCTAACAGTCTTAGTGTATTCTATTATTCAAAAGTATAACCCACATTAAAATGGTACAGAATATGAAGGGGTATTTACCCCTATTTGCATCCAATATCCTCTTAAATTATATTGAGGAAGATACAACTGAATTGCGTGATGAGACTTCATATGTAATTTCAGAAAAGTCTGATGTGTCTAAAGATGATTCATCAAGTAATTATAGAGTCTTAGAAAAGTATCCAAGGATAAGGGATATTATTTTAAATAAATTTAAGATTGCTGCTGACGAATTTTTAGGTGTGGGTGAAGGAGAGTATATTATATCTACATCTTGGTTAACAAAGACAGAACCTGGTACAGATTCACAGTTCCATAACCATAAGAATAGTTACTATAGTGGTGTCTATTATTATGATACGTACACTGATGATATGGGTGGTATAGATTTTGATAGTCCTATTGAAAATTTAAAAGCTTATCACCTTCCTCCTAAACAGATTCATATGACAAATGCTATAAGTTGGTCATTACCAGTACAAGAAAATATATTATTATTCTTTCCAAGTTATCTTAAACATAAGGTAGCGATGAATAATTCTGATAGGGATAGGAGATCTTTAGCATTTAATATAGTTCCTGTAGGATTCTATGGTGATGCTGATTCTGCATTTGATACTGAATGGTTACCAAAATGACAAGAGAACCTTACACACATGGAAATTTATCCGTAGTAGTTCCTATGGATGATATGACATACATTCTTACACAATTATGGAAGTGTAGAAAGAGTGAAGGTAAGTGTGAACAGAT